CTATGAGTGAGGGCTGATCAGAGGGTTTAATCTGACCGCGTCATCCAAATGTTCGGGGGCAAAATGGGCGTACCTCATGGTCATGGTGATGGTGCTGTGACCGAGGATTCGCTGTAGGACAAGGATATTACCACCATTCATCATAAAATGGCTGGCAAACGTATGTCTGAGCACATGAGAAAGTTGTCCCTCCGGCAGGTTCACCCCGGATTTTTGCGCGGCATACTCAAATGCGTCATAGCAGGGAGGGAACAACCTGCCTTCATGGATGCCGCGTTTGGGGATCAGTTCATAGAGCTCTGGCGAGATGGGGACCGAGCGATTGCGCTTGCTCTTGGTCTGGGTGAACGTCAGCCGATACTTGCTCACCTGGGCGCTGGTCAGCCCCTGCACCTCAGACCAACGCGCCCCGGTGGCCAGACAGAGTTTGACCACCGTGGTCAACGCCGGCACCCGGGAGGTCGCGCAACTGGCCAGCAGCATGTCGATTTGCGCTGCCGTGAGGTAGGTCATCTCCGATTCATGGGTTTTGACCTGGCGCAAGCCAGTCAATGGGTGGGGGTTCACCCACTCCCCCAATCGGATCAGCTCCCCAAACACCGCATTCAGCAAGCGCTGTTCGTCGTTCACCGTTTTGGGCCCAGCGGCCCGGTCACGGCAGCGGCCAGGGAAGATGATGGCCCCGGTGAGTCGCCCTTCCCGGTACGTGGCGAAATGCACCTTGTTGAGATCGACCGCGTAAGGGTTGCCCATCGCCTCGGCCATCAAGTCGAGTTTGCGCTTGACCTGTTCGCCAGAGACCAGAGTCTGCCCATGCAAACGGAACCAGAGGTCGATGACGTCGGACAAGCGCCGCTTGTCTTCGGTCACCTTGTTGGCGGTGAGCCAGGGGTTGCTGTTGCTCTCTTCCAGCAACCACTTTTCCCAAGCCAGCGCCTCGCCCTTGGTGGCGAAGCGCTTGCGCTTGCGGGGGCCTTCACGGCCTTGGGGATAGACTTCGGCAAGCCAGAGCTTGGGCTTGCCGTCGTCGAGCTTGCGGACGGTCATTTCAAGTCACCAACCCCACACCAAGGCTCACTACTTGACCTATCAGCACCCTGGCCGTTTCCCCCATGCCACTCTTGGCAGCTTCCTGCATCCGCTCACCAAGAGATTCTTGCAGGCTATCGGGGGTGGCCTTTAGCACCTCAAGCCCCTTGGCTGTCAGTACCGCATCGGCAATGCCGTCGTCTGCCTTTGGCTCACCGTGGAGATACCCCGTCTCAACCAGCCAATGCATACACTCAAACGCAAACTGTTTGCGCTCAAAGTAGGGATCTCTAGAGTCCAATTCAGCTTCTTCGCGCGATGAAAGAGCTTCGGCTATCTGGCCGTCATCGGTTAGCATGAACTTGCTGGCTACCAAGGCCTTGCGCACTGGAAAGCGAGCGTAAAGCTCGGCCAATACCAGCACCACCGTGCGATCGAACCGTTCAATATTGGAGATCATATGAAGCCTTCATTAGGAGAGTCATTGTCGGAACATCAACGCCGCTATGAACTGACTGACATCATGCGCCGCAATATCGTGTCGCAGCTCAACGGATCCTTGGACGCCGTGCGTGCCCGCGCCTTTTGGCGCACTCACCTTCCAAACCTCGCCGAACCGGAAGGGGCCGAAGCACTGGCCGAAGCGCTGGCCGGTGCACTGGATGAGGTGCGCCGAAAAATCACCCCTGCCATCGTGCGCTGATGCGCTCATTGAGTCTCGGTATACGACTCGGGCAGTTCGCCGGTCTCGACTAGCAGTCGGATTTGCTCGTGGCGCACCAATGGCACTCCGAGCTCATTGGCCTTTTTCATCTTCGACCAGCCAGCATTGTCACCGCAGCAGAGGAAATCGAGTGACGCCGATACGCTGGTAACGACCTTCATCCCAGCCGCCTCAGCCAGCTCGGTTAACTCGGCTTTGTCGGCCTTGGCGAACCCGGTGAAGCAGACCTTGAAGGAGTAGTCTTTCGGGGGCAACTTGCGACCGTGATAGCCAGGGTCAGATTTGATTTGCAGGATCCGGTCAGCATAAAGCGTCTCGGCCTTCTCAAATGCTTGAACGGCCTCTTCATGTGTATCGAACACATCGATCACTCGGTCGGTACGCAGAGAGATAAAGGTCGGGAACTCACCGGATAATGGTTCAATGTCTGCGGCAATAGTGACCTGATGACCGTAGGCAAGATTGCGATCTTGATTGATATGGTAAACCGCCACTCTCTTGGCAGAGAGCACGCCTTTATTGTTCAAATAGAGAATATTGAACACTGGCACTTCTGTGCCCTGATACCGGATTGACTCAGAAGCATGCAGATCAAACACGGTTAGCCTCCTGCTATATCAGAATTTCTTCCCTGCCCATGCCACGCGGCCGACGATATGCACATCGGCCCGCTGGTCCTTGGTCACCACCTGGGTTTCATAGCCAGGATTGTCAGAGATGACCTTGATCCCGCCGAGCACATCGAATTGCAGCCGCTTCACCAGCAGGCTGTCGCCAATGCGCAGCACATAGAGGCCATCGCGCAGGGCATCGCCGTTGCACAGGTTCACCAGGATGATGTCGTTATTGCTGATGGTGGGCTCCATGCTGTCGCCCTTGGCCCGGATAACCGCCAGCCGTTCCGGTGCCAACCCCTCTTTCTTGAGCCAGTCGGTGCGAAACGCCATGGGCTCGGTTTTCAGCTCGTCGGAAACGGTGGCGCCGAACCCGGCCGACGCAAACACCTGGTAGCAGTCGACCAGGGTGTAATCCTGCATCTGGTGGTAAGCAGCGCTGGATTCTGCGAGCCCAGTCACGTCGTCACCCTGAGCTGCACGTGCATAGATGGGGACTTCGGGGTGCTCTGTCGCCTGTTCAGGTTGTTCTCCCAAACCAAGGCAGAGCCAGAGGAACAGCCGCGGTTCGTGCCCGCAGATTTGAGAAACCAGCCCGATGGAGGGCATCGTTTCACCTAGACAATATTTCCTGACAACCGCATCACTCACGCCGACTCTCCGGCCAAATGAACTATAAGTCTCTCGACCTACCAGTTGTTTCATCCTCTTGGCAAAATCTTCCAAATCAAAGGCTGTGCCGTTAAGAATCTCCATAGATTTACACCCCTGATCACAGACTCACACTTTTAGGTTGCGCGATATCGCATCAGCGGATACTCTTACTTAAAATCAGCAGTGCACACCAATTGTCGGAATCGTGAGTGCATTTCTGTCTACAGGTAAAAAGTAAACGCATAGGGGCGCAGTATGACGCAACGTGACACCGAAAAACAGCCTTTAGGGGTGCAAGCCACACCGATAGGTGACGCGGTTCAACCGCAAGTTGACGCACTGGCAGAAGTGCTGCGCCAGTTGGAAACCATCAAACAGAGCCTTGCGCTCACCATGCTGCCGGCCATTCCGCTGGACGCCTTCCTCACCATGCTGCGGGACGAACTCAAGTTCGACCTGCCACTGCGCACCGCCCAGGACATGATCAGCGACGGGCGCCTGCCCATCGTTCCCAAACTGCGTGCTGGCGATAAGCCATGGGTCAATCTGCACCGCTGGCGCGAGATGACCAAGGAGCCGGAACACTACTTCAAGTTCGTTCATGAGAACTCCCGTCGTCGTGTGGCCAAGGATTCGACCAGCAAGTCGCGCCAGCGCGCTGCTGCTTGACCTAACGGTAGCGATTGAGCACAGGGGGATAAAGTGTCAAACCAGCGCACTCGTTCACACAGCCACTTTGCAGGGGCCTGCGACCTGTTCAAGCAGGCGCACAATATCAGCCAATTGGCTGAAACCATCGGCATGTCACACCACGTGCTGCACAACAAATTCAACCCGGCGTGTGAGCGGCACAACCTGACTGCGCACGATCTCATCGCCCTCTACCACGCCACCGGCGACGACACCCTGTTTGATGGCATGCTGTTTGACTGCCAACTGACCGCCGTTCGTCTGCCGGATGCCGCCCAGGTTGCCCCAGAGGCCCGCGCCCAGCAGGCGCTCAATGCAGGGGCCCAGATCCTGGGCGTCACGGCCCAGGCCACCACTCTCCTCGCCGGTGACCGCGTCACCAAGTCACACCGAAACACCGTCGTCACCGGCATCTGGGCAGGCATCGAGCACCTTGTGTTGCTGGCTACCGAGGTCGAGGACCGCTTTCACGCCATCCCCAGCCTTGCGTGCGCTGCTGATATGGCCCGCGCCGCCATCGGCGCATAGGAGACCAGACCATGAGATTGATTTGCCCCCACTGCGGTTACCACGCGAATACCCGAAACTCCACCAAAATGAGCCCGCTGACAGGCCACGCCTATTACGCCTGCAGCAATGTCGACTGCGGCCACACCTTCAAGGCGGCGTTTGAAATCGTCGGCACCATCAGCCCATCCGCCATGCCCAATCCGGCCATCGTGCTGCCGTCCTGCAAGGGCGTGGGCAAAAACCACAAAACCATGTCGAAGAGCGTCCCGCTCAAGGAGTCAGCATGAAACTGCGCGCCGAGCAGCCGGGGCTGATCCCGCTGCCGTTTTTGCTGTTCAACCGCGCCACCGTCGTCACCAGCGGTGACGAGCCGGTGATGCGCAACACCACCCGTTTCGACGGCAGTTATCTGGAAGACAGCCAGGGCCGCCGTGGCGCGCTGCGCTTCCAGCCGTGCCATCAACCTCGCCCGCACTGGCTGACCAAGCTGCTGCAGGCATAACCGGAGGGCCGCCCCATGAACACCGCACAGATTTTCGAGCTCGTTCAACAGCCCAGCGCCGCAGAGGTGGCGCTGGCAGAGATGCGCGCCCAGTTCGGCCGCAATGGGGCGGCCAGCCGCTGGTCACGCCTGCCGACCCGGGCCCGCGCCGTCATCTGTTACGCCGCCGGGGTGTCGACCACCCAAGCCGGGCGCGAGCTGGACCAGTTCGACTTTGACCAACAAGAGGCGATCCGCCTCGCCATGGGTGAGCTGATGGCAACCCTGCATGAGTTTGATGGCGGCGTGCTGCACCGCCGCGAGTGGCACCGCACCACCCGCCGTATTGAGGGGCCGACCCGCAGCGAGCAGGAACAGGCAGAACACGAGAACAAGCGCCGGGCCGAGCTCAACAAGCAGGCCGGCATGTTGGAAAGCCGCAGAGCGGTTTTGCAGAAGGTGGCCGGAAGCGGCCAATAAAAAACCCCGCTATCGGTGTTGGCGCACCAGCGGGGCTTTCAATCAATCAGCGAGGAAAACCTCATGAACAATCTTACAGCAGAACAGGCGATCCGCAAAGTCGCGAACAGCCTCATCAATACCCACCGTCCCCAGCTCGGGGCATGCCACAGCCTCGCCGTCGAGGCGAGCCTCGAAGCCCTGGCCGAACTGGCCGACGAGCTGGCCCTGCTCGACATCTACGCCGAGCTGACCAAGCGCCTCGAGATCCTGCGTGGTGGCCAGCGCCCCCACATCATCGGCGTGGACATGGCCAGCGGCCCAGACAGCACCGCGATATTCCAGCCGCCCTTTGCTCATGAGCTGCAAGGGGGTGCCCTGTGACTGACGACATGTTCGAGCTGGAGCCGCGGGTCGATGAGCTGGGTGGCGCCGAATCTGGACCCGCCCATATGCAGCCGCCCGCACCGGTCAGCCCACTGACCAAGCACTGGGAAGCAGCGCAGGAGGAGTTCAACACCTCGGGCAGTGATGCCCGTCGAAACCGCAACATCGCCCAGGAGTTGCTGGCCCTGGGCGCCATCCGCGCCGTGTATTGGCTGGCGCTGGGTGGCGGTGAAGTCGCACTGGCCAAAGAGATCGCCGAGTGGTGGGCCGAGTGCGAGCCACTCCACGGACTGGGGGAGACCATCAAATGATCCACGACTTCTGGCTCGATGCCATGTTGAGCGACGCGGCGCGCCGCCGGGAATACCAACTCGAATTACTGGATGCCCGTCGCCGTCCCTGCCGCCCCCACCGATATATCAAAACCCTGCTGGTCATGGTGCGCTCTGCCCGCCGTTGCGAACGCCAATCTGCCGCCCGTCTGCGCCAGTCATACAACGGAGGCGCCATCTAATGACTCACCAAAAACCAGCCGGGCTTGCCCCGGCTTTGGGCATCGCGCGCCCTGCAAACAGCCATATCGTGACGCTGGAGCCCTGCACCAAGTGCCGCCAGATGGCGGTTTGTCTGCCGGTTGCGGGCCGACACGGTCGCCGCTCTTACCCCTACTGCGTCGAAACCTGCTGGCCGCTGGCCCGCGCCGCCAGTGAAACCGTGGTGAAGACCGTCCCGGCCAACGCCCGCCCCTCAATGCGCTGCAGTTGTTGCGGCGAGTTCGGCCATGTGCGCCCGGTCATCCTCTCCGGCAACCGCATGACCAGTCTGTTTTTCTGCGAGTCCACCTGCTGGTCTGATCGGCTCGCCACCCTCGACATGGTACCGACCTGCTCCACCTGCGGCCGGTACCTGCAACCCAACGAGTATGTGAACGGCAAGTGCGGGGTGTGTAAATGATGGACGCCATCACCAACCTGCACGGCATCCAACTCCCCCAGCACTACCTGGTCGGGCACCACGCCATCAACATGGCCGGGGCGGCCGAACAACTGGCCCGCATCGAGTGGCACGTTGCCAAGCCGCTGGCCGCGACCTTCCTGCGCCGCTACCCGGCCAATCCCAAGACCGCCAACATCTGGCTGCGCCGCATGGTCGACGCCTGCGCCGCCGCACAGAGCCGGTTCCCGGTACCGGTGATCGACCTGCGCAACGACGTGCGCCGCGAGCTGGTTGCCGCCGAGTGGGCCCGTCGCTGCCAGCAACTGCTGGCGGCGGCGGGCCATGAGCGCACCGCCACGGAGCTGCTGGCCGATATCGGGGCCCAGGCCAAGGCGTGGCACTTCTGCCCTCCCCTCCCCATTCACCCGCGTACCAAGGTGGAGCGCCTGCTGCGCCGCCCTCTGAGCCAGAAAGAGCGGGATGATCTGGCTGACGAGGTGGACAAGTTCGAAGGGGCCGCCGCCAGCCTGCTGGTGCGCCTGCTCGACGAGTCGTGGTGGCTGCGCAAGATCAACCGCGCCTGGGCCATCTACTGCGAGCTGATTGCCATCCTCACCGGACAGGTGCGCAAGGGGGTCAGCCCCTACGCCAGTGCGCACGCCGTGCGTGAGTTCACCCAGCGTAAAGCAGCCCAGCAAGCCTGGATGGCTGGCATGAGCGCCGTCAACGAAGAGCTGGGGCAAGAGATTGACCTGGTCGATGCGGTGATGGGCTCGGTCGCCAACCCCGAGATCCGCCGTCATGAGCTGATGGTGCGCATGCGGGGCTTTGAAGACATGGCACAGGAGCAGGGCAAACTGGGCTTGTTCCTGACGCTGACCGCCCCCTCCAGCTATCACGCCTGGCGCCAGGGCAGCAAAGACAAGGCGAAGACCTACCAGAATGAGAAGTTCAACGGCGCCTGCCCGACCGAGACCAACCGCCTGCTGTGCAAACAGTGGGCCCGCTTTCGTGCCGCCTTGGCCCGCGAGGGGATCATGGCCTTCGGTTTTCGGGTGGTGGAACCGCACCACGATGGCACCCCGCACTGGCATTGCCTGCTGTTTATCAACCCCGAGCACCAACGCGACTTTCTGACCCTGCTTGCCTACCACTTCACCGCCGCCGAACGGGCAGAGCTCAAGATGCCCAACGGCGACCAGCTCGATGCGCTGGCCGAGATGAAAATCCGCAACAAGATGCCGCGCATCAAGAGGCTGCTCGATGTGAGCAGCCCGGCGGTGGTCAAGGCCATCAACCCCCGGGTGAATTGGAAGGAGATCGACCCAACCCAGGGCAGCGCCACCGGCTACATCGCCAAGTACATCGCCAAGAACATCGACGGCCACAAGGTCGGGATGGATTACGAGGCCGAGGCCCCGGTCGACCACACCACCATCGCGGTCGCGGCCTGGGCGAGCTGTTGGCGTATACGCCAGTTTCAGCAGATAGGCGGCCCTGCCGTGAGCGTATGGCGCGAACTGCGCCGCCTGGGGGACGAGGTGATCGAGTGGGATTGCATCCTGGAAGCCGCCCGCGCCGCCGCCGACAACAACCGCTGGGGCGACTTTATCAACGCCATGGGCGGCATTGACCTGCCCCGCAAAGAGCACCTGATCCGCCTCTCCAAGCGCCTCGATGAAGCCGCCAACAAGTATGGCGAGGATGTGCTGCGCCTGATGGGGGTGATCACCGACATCGGCATGACCACCGCCGTCACCCGCACCGAGGGCTGGCAGATAGTGCGCAAGGGGGTCAACGGGTCGGGTTTGGGCGAGCAGCGCGAGCCTGCAGTGGGCGAGCGCAGCGAGTTGCACTCAGGCGGCGGCAGCCGCCCCCCTCGGAGTTCTGTCAATAACTGTACGAAAGGATCCAAATCAGGGGTTAGAGGATCCACTCTGGCTAAAGAGCTGGCCCGAATGGGGCTTGATGAGAGCAACGCCGCCCTGCTGCTGCACGGCAGCATCATCCACGCCGACGGCCAATATGTGCGACTGGTCGGCGATCGGCTGATTGTGACCCGCAACTGGCCGGGTGCTGGCGATGCGGTGGCCGACCAGCTGACCGCCGAGGTCGAGGCAGAGCAGGCCAGCAACCGGGCCGCCAGCAGCAACACGCTGAAACAGCAGGCCCGCGAGCTGATGCACTCCGGTGGCAACGTCACGGAATGGCTGGCCGCCCTGCCGCTGGCCCAGGCCGAAGAGGCGGTCGCCATCTTCACCCGCCTGCTGGATGACGAAGAGGACCGGGCCAGTTACCAGCCCACAGAACAGGAGCAGGCCCGCGTCGCGAGCATGCAAGCCGACAACGACCGCCATCAGGCGGATATTGCCAAGGCGCGGGCGCGCCTGGGCTTTAACTGAGGGAATGAAGATGAGAAACGTAATGCTGGATCTGGAAACCATGGGCAAAGGCCCGCGCGCGGCCATCGTCACCATAGGAGCTGTGTTCTTTGACCCGATGACAGGTGAGCTGGGCGCCGAGTTTGAGGCGCATATCGACCTACGAGATAGCGCAAAGTTTGGGGAGATAGACCCTGACACCGTGCTGTGGTGGCTGGGGCAGAGTGATGAAGCACGCGCGGCCATTGCCTATAACGTAGATGGCGAAAAGCGGATGGCGCTTCTCCAGGCACTGCAAAAGTTTCAGGAGTGGCTGATGCAAGAAGGCAAGCGCCCCTGTGTATGGGGTAACGGTGCTGGGTTTGACTGCACCATCATGGCCAGCGCCTATGATGCGGTGAACAAAGTGCGTTTTATTGGCTACTGGAACGGATTTAAGGATCGGGATGTGCGCACCGTTGTTGATATGGGGCGTGACCTTCTGGGCTTTGACCCTAAGAAAGACATGCCATTCGAGGGTGTGGCCCATCGCGCGCTGGACGACGCCAAGCATCAGGCCCGCTATGTCGGCGCCATCTATCAGCGGATGCAGGCAGCGATCAACAGCTGCGGCATGGTAGGGGGTGCGGCATGAAAACTATCAACTGGAATCAGGCCAGCGAACTGGGCCTTATCGTTCGCATCAACCGCGAGATTCTGCACCCGCTGGGTCTGTCAATGAGCCGCGATCCAAAGGGCCAGAAGCAAAGCTTTGTGGTATTCGGGATACAGGCACCAGAGGCAGATAGCTCGAAGCCATCAATGCAACACATTGAGATGCTGGCTGCTGCGCTGGTTGCACAGGCACAGGAACTCAGAGACTGCGGGCCGGCAGAGTGGTCATCGTTCAGCGACATGGTCGAGGGCGCGCTCAACAATATCCGGGTCGATGTGGGGGTGCTGCGTGACTGACATCATCAGCCGCGGCGACGTCGAACGCCTGCTGCCACTCTGCCAGCAGCTTTGGTCCACCATCAAGCAGCACCCGCCGGGATCGGCGGGTCGTGCCGCTATCACCAGCACGCTCGACAGCATGCCGGCCACTGACCGTCATATCTGTGATCTGCTGCTCGACCGCATGGAGCGGGTCATCCGGTTCGAGGATGCCTGGTTCCCCTTCTACCAGGGCGAGCTGGACACCATCACCCCACCCAAGAAGGCAAAGCGGGTGCTGCCTGTCGGCCCAGCTCCCAAGCAGGTATGGAAGGCCACCCGGGCGCGACAGGGGGCGTTTACCAGAAGGAGGGCTGTATGAGCAAACCAAAGGAGGCGAAGGATCGAAAACAGGCCCAGCGTGCGAGGCAGGCCGCACTCGGCATCAAGCGGGTCGAAGTAGCCCTCTCCACCCGTGAGCGCGAGCAACTTGAGCACCTATGCCGGGCGCGCGCCGGATCCGGCGAGCCCTACAGCGCCGACGAGTACATCAGTACCCTGCTGCGCCGCGACTGGGAACGCTGGCAGCAACAACAAGCAGAGCTGGCCGCGCAGACCTGCCCGAACTGCGAATGCGCTCTGCCTGCTGGATGCGGCGGTGCATTCAAAGGGCAGCAAGAGTGCTGGCACACCGCCGGGGATAAAACCATCACGCTGTAACCGAGCACATTATAAAAGTCAGTGAAGTGTGACCGGTCACAAAGTCATAGGATTGGCCGGTCACATTGCGGCGAGTACCATGGCCGAGGGTCATGCTTAAGGGGAAAATAATGAGCACTTATCCGCAAAGAGTTCGTGACAACATCCTTCCATTGTCTGTTGGAAGTACGTTGCCAGAGGCATTCGAAGAATGGACGTTCACCGAGCACACAGAAGATCATGAGCAACCCATAGAAACCTGCCAACTATGTGAGCAAGAGTCGCTGCGTTATCACTTCGAGATTCGAAACAGCCTTACAGGGAACACCCTATGGGTTGGTTCCCACTGCATCCTGAAGTTTGGCCTCTCAGTTTTCGAAAATGGTCGCAGGCTCTCAGCGAGCGATGCCAAGAAAAAGCTGGCACGACTAACGCAACAAATGCATCAGCAATCTTGCATTAAGTCACTGGAGACCCTGGCCAAAGCAGAGAACGATGAGCGACTGATAGGTGCTCTCGATTACTACAGAAAGAACCATTATCTAACCCCAAAGTACGCATTCATCGTGCTGTGGCGGCTCCAGTGTCACAAAATCGACCACAGCCCATCTTTCTTCAAGGTCAATCTCAAGCGGGATAAGTACCAGCAAGACCTTTCCGCCATGAAGCTAAGTCACGTTCATACCATCTGGCCTGCTCTCTCCTCGACACAGAGATCCATGGCAATACGCTTCGGACACACTCCGCCGTCAGATGAAAGGATCTGACGGAAAGTGAAGGATCGCGGAGAGGATCTAGAATCCCGCGCGCGGCCAGCGCTGGCGCGGGGAGCCGTTTCCCGACCACAGTCGTTCACCTGCATGATTTTCCACACATAAAGCGGGCAGGCGAGGCGGGGTCTTGCGGCGCGCTCTCGCTGCGCGGCAGGGTCCCAACCCCCCAGTCGGCCACGCCAGCGAGCGCAGGGCGCACGTGCTGGATCCGGCCTTGCGGGCTGCGTGGGTTTGAAGCGCGATCGCACAGCAAGCCGCTAGTGTACGTATGCGTGGGGTGACTGAGGCAATGCCTGAACTTTGGCCGGTCAGGTGCTGCCTGGCCAGTGACAGGGCAAAAGAAAACCCCGCATGATGGCGGGGTTGTCGGGATGGGCTGGCCGGGTCAGCGCCGCTGATCACCCTGGCTGGCCGGTTCGGTACCGGCGGCGAGCTTGTACGGATTGAACCTGATGATCTCCTCCCCTGCCCAGTCGTTCATCGCCAGCAGGCTGGCCTTGATGCTGTCGATCTCGTTGACGTCGAACACCTGGGCAGCCTCCGTCACATTGCCAAACCCGCCAGTGCTGTTCGGCATCACCCCCATCAGCTGGGGCGGTACCCGATGAGTGGCCAGCTGGTCATCCCGGCTCACGTTCTTGATGCTCAAGAAGTCATCCTTGGCCGCCACCTCGGCCACCGGGATCAACTTCACCCCGTCCTTGCTGCCGCCAGGCGTGTAGAGCAGCAGGTTGCGGAAGTTGCCGGGCCCCTTGCTCTGGCGCAGCGCCTCTTTAAGGTCCTTGATATCCTGCTCGTTCTGCGTTGGGTCGGTGATGTGCATGATGAAGCCGGCATGGCTGCCGTTCTCATAGTACCGGCGACGAAACAGGGTGGCTGACTCGTTCAGCAGGGTCGAATTCAACCCGCCCACATAGTCGGGGATGCCGTAGATCTCCTGGTTGATGTCGCTCTCCATCACGTGTCCCACCCGACCTGCAGGCAGCTCCTGCTCCTGGCCGGGTTGGGCAATCCACCAATACTGGTTCAGATCCAGCCCGCGCCGGGTGTACTTGGCGCGCAGATGGTCATAGCGCAGCACCCCGCCGATCCGGTTCTGCACCGCCTGCAGGTAGCCGTTGCCAAAAATCAGATAGTCCAGTGCCAGCCCGGTAAAGCCTGCCAGGCTCAGTTTCGGATGAGGGATAAAGCACGAGCGCAGGATGTTGCGCTTCACCTGGATGGCCGAGGCATGGTGCACCCCGGCCCGATAGACCCGTGATAGCCCGTTGAGGGAGAGCGGCGGCTCATACCAGCGGCCGTTGTGCATTGACTCCAGGTAATCGAATACCTCCCGCTGCGATAAAACCGGTACCGGCTCGCCAAAGGTGAATGCCTCCATGGATCTTCCGGGTTGTTGGGTTGCCATCACCGGTGGCGTGGGGGATGAAGAGGGTCGACGAGTACGGCGTTTGCTCATTAGAAAAACTCCATAGAACTGGTATTGGCACCGTTGGCACCTGCCAGCGGCTCATGTAAAAGGGCCTGCATCGTTGCCCAGGCAATATCGGCGTGGCTGATCTCCTCGGAGCGGCTGGCCTCAAAGGTCGGCATCCTGCCGCTAGCCGTTAACCCTCGACGGATACTCATAAACGCTTGGGCCAAGTCAGTAAAACCGCTGTCAAACTCCAGCCGCCCCTTGTTCATCACATCCTGCGCCTTCATCACCATCTGCATTTTTACGTTGGCGCTGTACTGAATTGCAGTCACCGCGGGATAGAACTGGCGCACCAATTGCAAAACGCCCTCCCCGATACCCGTTGAGTCGATGCCGATATAGGTAACGTTGTAGCGATCGCACATGGCCCGGATGGCCTTAGCCTGCGCATCAAAGTCCATCCCGCTCCAGCGGTGGCGCTCCAGCACCCGGAACTTGCCGCCCGGTGCAGCCGGCGGGGCCAGCACGGCGCAGCCCGCGCTATCACCCTTACCGCCCTTGGCCGGGTCATAACCGATCCACACAGCGCGGTTGCCAAGTGGACGCAATGCGTGAGGTTTGTAGTCCTCCCACAACTCCCAGCTGTCGACCATACAACGCTGCAGGGTAGCGAGCGGGAACACGCTGGCCGTGTCGTCCATGAACTCGCACATCAGCAGGTTGCTGTATTCATCATCGGAATACTCACTACGCAGCTGCTCCAGATCGAACAGGTCGCAGCCGCCGAGCACCGCATCCTCGACAGTGACAATCTGCCGCCATTGGCCATCGGCACAGAGCTTGCCGCCAGACAGATTGGCGTGACTCAGATCTATCTCGACCCGGTCGGCCTTGGCCTTGCCCCGGTTGAAATTGGCGCCGGACCAGAACGCATAGGCGGGATGGGAGAGGCTGGACGGGGTGGAAATGTAGGTCTGGCGCCACTTCTTGTGCATCGCCATACCAGAGGCCACCTTGCGGAACTCAAGAAAGCCATGGATCCAGAAATACTCATCCATGTAGATGTTGCCGTGGTAACTCTGGGCGGTGCGGGCGTTGGTACCAAGAAAATACATGTGCGCCCCGTTCGGCAGCACCATGGGGTCACCTTTCAGCTCAACCCCCTCCTCCTTGGCAAACTGGATGATGTACTGCTTGAACACATGGGCCTGCGCCTTGCTGGCAGACAAGAAAATCTGATTACGCCCGGTCACCAGGGCATCAATGAACGCCTCGAAGGCAAAGAAGTAAGTGGCCCCAATCTGGCGCGACTTGAGCAGATCGCGGATCCGGTGCAGCTTGCCAGCTTCGTACCAGGTGCGTTGATAGCCAAACATGGTCGACTCGAACCGCTCGATTAACCGCTCTTGCTGCTCGGGCTCTACCACATTGCGCTCGGGCGCCTTCTTCGGCCCCTTGTTGCGGTTCGCCACCTTGGGATTGAGGTCGGTTTCATTGCCGCCATTGCTGTATTTGTTGACCCGGGCGATGCGCTCCAACTGCCTGCCAAGCAGGTCAATCTCCTTGAAGTCGCCGCCGCTCTTCACATCCTTGGCGATCAACTGGCACATCCGCGCCTCAATGGCGAAGTCGACCCGGTCAATGGGTTTGATGTCATCCCAGCCGTCGCGCTTCTTCCAGGTCGAGACTGTCCCCTCCGGCGTCTGCAGCAATTCAGCAATGGCGCGGAGCGGGTAGCCCTGAAAGAACAGGTGCATGGCCTGCCGTCTGGGTTCGATATGGGGGAAAAGTAAGGGTGCTGTCGTCATGGCGCCAGTCTACCCAGCCGCTACCGCTCCAAACTCCACCGCGCCAGTGTGCCAGCGCCGTACACACTGGCCGCCGATTGCACGATCCCGCCTGTCACCAAGACCATAACCGCGACATCACCACCCAATCACAAAAGGGATCCCAGCTCATGGCTAAGTCCAAATTTTTCCGTGTTGCCGTCGAAGGGGGCACGACCGATGGCCGCACCATCACCCGCGAATGGATTGAACAGATGGCCAAGCGCTATAACCAGTCCACCTATGGCGCCCGGGTCAATATGGAACACATCCGGGGCTATGACCCGACCGGTCAGTTCAAGATGTACGGCGACATCACCGCCGCCAAGACCGAAGAGGTCGATATGGAAGGTGAAAAGCGCCTGGCCCTGTTCGTGCAAATCGACCCAACCCCTGAACTGGTCGAACTGAACAAGAAGCGTCAGAAGGTGTTCACCTCTGTCGAAATTCACCCCAACCTGAACGAGAAAGGCGCCTACCTGATGGGGCTGGCCGTTACCGACAGCCCGGCCAGTCTCGGCACCGAAATGCTCCAGTTCTGCAGCAAGGCATCGACCAACCCGCTGGCCGAGCGCAAGCAGTACAAGGAATGCCTGTTCACCGAAGCGCTGGAAACCGTCATCGAATTCGAAGACGAAGCCGACAAAGGCCCCACCCTGGCCGAGCGCATCACATCCATATTCAGCAGCCACAAAAAGCAATCCACCGCGGATATCGGTGACGTGCATCAGGCCGTCGAAGCCGTGGCCAAAGAAGTGACCACCATCGACGCAGCCCTGCAGAAGAAGTTCACCGCACAGGCCGCCACCATCACCGAACTGACCAGCCAGCAGGAAGCCACCGCCAAAGCGCTGGCTGACCTCACCGCCAAGCTGGAAGGCCAGGAAGATTTCAGCCACAAGCGCCAGCCCGCCACCGGCGACAAAGGCTCCACCATCGAAACCGACTGCTAAGGACCATGCCTAATGCGTAACGAAACCCGCCAGAAGTTCAACGCGTTCACCGGCCAGCTGGCCAAACTCAACGCCATCACCAGCGCCATGGTGCAGTTCAACGTGCAGCCCAGCGTCCAGCAGACCCTGGAAACCAAAATGCAGGAGTCGGTCGAATTCCTGCAAATGATCAACGTCATCCCGGTACCGGATATGAAGGGGCAAAAGGTCGGTATCGGTATCGGCAGCACCATCGCTGGCCGCACCAATACCAGCGACAAAGACCGCGAGCCCAATGACCCGAGCGCCCTCTATCCGCATGACTACGAGTGCGCAAAGACCAACTACGACACCAGTCTGGGTTACAACAAGCTGGATATCTGGGCCAAGTTCCCCGACTTCCAGACCCGCATCCGCGACGCTATCCTCAAACGCCAGGGGCTCGACCGCATCATGATTGGCTGGCACGGCACCAGCGTGGCGGCAGATACCAACCGCACCACCCACCCCATGCTGGAAGACGTCAACATAGGCTGGCTGCAACACATCCGTGTGGATGCACCGGCCAAAGTGATGGATGAAGGTACCGAAGGCTCCGGCAAGATCTACATCTACCAACCGAAGGGGGAGGCCGACACCAAAGAAGGGGACTACCACAACCTCGACGCCCTGGTGTTCGATGCCGTTAACGAGGCTATCGCCCCCTGGTATCAAGACGACACCGATCTGGTGGTCATCTGCGGTCGCAAACTGCTGGCCGACAAATACTTCCCCATCATCAATAACGCCGACAACAACCAGGACAAGCTGGCCGGTCAGGTGCTGGTGAGCCAGAAGCAGATTGGCGGCCTCAAAGCCGTGCGCGTCCCCTTCTTCCCGGATGACGCCATGCTGATCACCACGCTGGAAAACCTGTCCATCTACTGGCAGGAAGGCGCCCGCCGCCGTCACATCGAGGAAGAGCCCAAGCGCGACCGTATCGTCAACTACGAAAGCTCCAACGATGCCTACGTGGTAGAGGATTACGACTGCGTCGCCCTGATCGAAAACATCGTCATCGGGCCGAAACCGGCCGCTGGCGGTTAAGGGGGCGACATGACATCACCTGCCCGTCGCAACCGCGAACGCAAACTGGCCGCCCTGCAAGGGGCGGCCAATCCTCAGTTCGACCAACAACGCGCCAATGCCTACGAGCTGCAGCTGATGCAGCTGGCCGAACACCGCCGCACCCTCAAGGGCATCCAGAGCATCGAGCGCAAGATCGACGCCAAGCGCACCATGCTGCCGGTCTACAAGCCGTGGATTGACGGACTGCTTGCCGCTAATCGCGGCGGCCAAGATGACGTCCTTGTGACCATCATGCTCTGGACCCTCGACACCGGCGATCTGGAAGGTGCCCTACCCATGGCGTCCTACGTGATCCGCCATGGGCTCAGTACCCCCGATCGCTACGAGCGCACGGCCGCCACCATGATCGCCGAAGAGGTCGCCGACACCGCCATCAAACAACAAGAAGCCGCCGCGGGTCCATCAACGTCGTTGCTAGGCCAATACATGGCCCTGCTGCACGGTAGCGACATCTTCGACCAGGTGCGCGCCAAGCTGCTCAAGGCAGTAGGGCGCGCCTGCCTCGCCGATGGGCGCAAGCAACTAGCCGCCGAGCACTACCGCCGCGCCATCGAACTACACGACAAGGTCGGCATCAAGAAAGAGCTCGAAGTGCTCGAGCGTGAACTGAAAAAAGAACAGCAGCCCGACGCCCAAGGCGGCGGCAGCTAACCGAGCGAACCCCGCACCCTGGGCGGCTCGGGCCTGACGAATGCCAGCGGCATACCAGACGGCCCGACCACCGCCCAACCTGCGGATAAACAAACACAGGAGCCCCATGAGCACCGGATTCATTGCCAATGCCCCCACGTCGCCAGCCGAAGGGGAGATAGACTCCAGCCCCTTCTGGCCGGCGATCTCGCTGCCTGACCTGCGCGAGACAGTCCGGCTCGATGGCACCGTCACCACGGCCCGCCTCAAGCATGCCGTGATCGACGCCATCACCAGCGTCAACCGGGATCTGGCTGACTGGCGCCGCGCCCGTCAGGCAGAAGGGCACGCCACTCTGGCCGCCGTCCCGAGCGAGGTCATCAATGGCGAATCGGTGCACCTGCACAGCTACCGGCGCGCCGTCTACGCCATGACTCGCGCCAACCTGCTAGAGCGTTACACCGACTACAGCGCCACCGGTGACGGCGCCAAAGGGGCGGATGCCAAAGTCATCAGCTCTGACGACCTCTACCGCGACGCCCGCTTTGCCATCCGCGACATCCTCGGCACCACCCATAACACGGTGGAGCTGATCTGATGCAACTGCGCAGCCAGCAGGGCGACACCCTCGATCTCATCCTGTTCCGGCACTACGGCTATACCGCAGGCATCACCGAGCAGGTGCTCGCACTCAACCCCGGTTTGGCCGCGCTCGGCCCCATCCTCCCGACCGGAACCCTCATCACAATGCCAGCGGCCCCCACCCAGGCCGAGCAGCCGCTGATCCAGCTATGGAACTGACCATGAGCCGCCTCGACGACGAACTCGAACGACTGGCCGACATCAGCGAGCAGCAACTGGCTGCCCGCATCCACGCCGCCCGCATCAGTGGCACCGGCCCGCACTACTGCATCGACTGCGAAAACACCATCCCGCAGGCGCGCCGTGAAGCGATCCGGGGCTGCGAACGCTGCGCCGAGTGCCAGACCATCCACGAATTTCAAACCGCTCGCCACTACGGCAGCAAACGATAGGAGAGCACGATGCCAGAACCCATTTCATCCAGTGCAGCAACCAGCACCCTGAGCGCCTTGGCGTTGCTGTCCCTCTTCCCGGGCGTTGACCCCGGCGTCCTGCTCGGTGCATTCGCCGGGGCGCTGGTGTTCATCGCCACCACCGCCGAGCTGGGCAACCTGCGCAAGGCGGGCCTGTTCGTTGCCGCCTTCGTGGCGGGCGCGCTGGCTGCGCCACTGGTTGCCGCCATGCTGGCCAGCGTGCTGCCGCTCAGTGTCGAAGTGCCCAGGGCCGTCGGCGCAATGCTGGCCTCGGCGCTGGCCGTCCACCTGTTGCAGTGGATCCTGCGCAAAACGCCGGAAGACCTGCTCAGACTTCGCAAAGGGGGCTGATATGCACCAACAAGACAGTAAAGCCTTCTCCAAGGTCTTGTGGATTGTGGGGCTACTGAAAGTTGTTGAGAAATCAGCGTGGCAATGGGCAGCTGTCTGCTTGTTGTTGATGTTGGTTGAACTTTTGAGAGGCGCACCATTCAACCCGCTGAATTCCTTCGTAACGTCGGTCGTTTGCGCATTAGCTTGCGCATTCGTAATTGAACTGACGCGAGTGGTAATCCAGTTCATCAAATGGGCTCGGCGTAAGCGCCAAGCCTGCAAAGGGGGCTGACATGCTGACCATCCTCTACGCCATGATCTGCGCCGCCATCGCCCTGCGAGTGGCTACCTTCAACCGCAATGGGGGCGACTATCGCCCCCTGCCGGCCCTGTTGGCATGGGTCATCACCGTCGCCGCTGGGTCCGTGCCGCTGCGCGTCCTGCTCGGTGTCATGCCCGCGCCAGATCCAGCCGCGGTGCTGCTGGCCGCCGTACTGCTCACAGCCCTGATCGGTTCTCGCGGATCCGTCATGCGCCTGCTTCCGCGCCGTCGTCAGCAACCAACCACCGCCAGCCATCTGAACGGGAGGTTTCAACCATGAGCCTGAAAAAAGGGGATACCGGCGCCGCCGTCGCCGACCTGCAGCGTCGCCTGGCCAAAGCCGGTTATCCGCTCGATCCGGATGGCTGGTTTGGCGATGCCACCGAGCGCGCCCTGCTCGCCTTTCAGCGGGACTACATGATCACCGCCATCGGCCAGGCTGGCCCCCGCACCATGGCCGCCCTGCTCGGCAGCGAGCGGGGCAACCAGTTGCGCATCGGCGACATGCAGGCTGGCGCTGACCTGCTGGGCCTGCCGCTGGCCACCATGGCCACCGTCGCCCAGGTCGAGAGCATCGGCGAGGGGTTCACCACCGACATGCGCCCGGTGGTGCTGTTCGAGCGGCATGTGTTCTACAAGCAGCTCACCCAGCACCTGGGCAAGGCCGCCGCCGACCAGATGGCCGCCCATTACCCCAACCTGGTCAACCCCAAGCGCGGCGGCTATGCGGGCGGGGCGGCCGAGTGGGAGCGGCTGCAACTCGCCATCAGCCTGCACCGGGATGCCGCCATCGAGTCGGCCAGTTGGGGGATGTTCCAGATCATGGGCTACCACTGGCAAGCGCTCGGCTTTGCCTGCGCCAGCGACTGGATGGGTGCCATGCAGCGCAGCGAGGTCGAACACCTCACCGCCCTGTGCCGCTTCATCCAGCAAGATCCCGCCATGCACAAGGCCCTGCAGGGTCGAAAGTGGGCTGACTTTGCCCGCCGCTACAACGGCCCGGCCTACAAGGACAATGACTACGACACCAAGCTCGCCAAGGCATACGACCACTTTGCCAAGGTCTACCCGGTGAAGGAGGTGGCGGATGTGGCGTAGCCTCCTGCGCTCCCCCCTCACCTGGTTGCTGCTGGCCTTGGCCATCGCCTTGGCCGGCTGGGGCTGGTCGGCTCGTTCTGCGGCGACCGCCAAGGGCCAAGTCTCCACCCTGCAAAGCGACCTCAACGCAGCCAACGACAAGGCCGTTGAGGCCGAGCGGCGGGAGAAGACCAAAGACGGGGCCATAGACACCCTCACCGGCGAGCTGGACGCCCAGGCAACCGCCGCCGCCACGCTGCAACGCCAGCTTGGCGATCTGACCATCACGGCCGCCACCCGGGCCGACACCATCAAGAGGCTCAAACGTGAAAATGCTGAACTCAAGGAGTGGGCTGATCGCCCTCTGCCTGATCCTGTTGTCAGGCTGCTCCAGCGCCCCGCCCTCACCGGCGCCGCAGATTATCAGGCTCACCTGTCCAGCCCCGGCGCCCTGCCAACTGCCACCGGCCAGCCCGGCCAATAACGGCGACCTCATGGATCAGCTGACCCAGACCGAGGCCGCCTGGGCCACCTGCGCCGCCCAGGTCGATAGCCTCATCACCTGCCAGCAACGACACCAGAACGGGAGGGAGCATGGAAAAGCCAAAACAGATCCGTGAGGTGCTGCAGCAGTGCGTCCCGCTGCTGCGCCAGAACCCGGATCACATGATGATATTCGTCGACAAGGGCAAGCTGGTTGCCACCGGCGCCGCCAGCCTGTCGTTTGAATACCAGTACGAACTGACCATCATCGTGGCCGACTTTGCCCAGAACGTGAACACCGTCATGGTGCCGCTGCTGGCGTGGATCAGGCAGTACCAGCCAGAACTGATGATGAACAGCGACAAGCGCGAAAACGCCATGCGGTTCGAAGTCGAGATCCAGAACAACGAAACCTGCGACATCGAAATCAAATTGCCGCTGACCGAGCGGGTCAAGGTTTGGAAGGATGAGCAGGGCCTGCACTTCGAACACCTGCCAGAACCGCCAGAAGACCCCTACGACGGCATCACCTGGGAACTGTTTATCAACGGGGAATATCAGCCATGGCCGCCGATCTCGACCGACTGACCCACTTTGCCGCCAGGGTAGAGCTGATCCGGGCCAACCTGTCACAACGGGAACTGGCCCGCTTTGCCGACGACATGGCAAAAGAGATGCGCGAGAGCAACGCCGCGCGCATCAAGGCCAACGTCACCCCCTCCGGCGAACAGATGGACCCGCGCAAGCCGCAGCGGGGCAACAGTGAAATCAAATTCATCTACTCCATGAGTGGCACCGAAGTCCGTCATCTAAAGAGTTGGCGCGGCACCCGCAGCCAAATCACAGGCTTCGACATCATGCGCGGCGCCATTCGCACCTTCAAACGATCCCGCATCAAGCGCTTCATCAAGGTCGATGCAGGCAAGGGCGACGCCATCAACAAGAGCAAACTCAAGCGCAAGATGTTCTCCCGCCTCATTAAATCCAAGTGGCTCAAGGCCAAGGGCTACAGCGATCGCGCCGAGGTCTACTTTGCCAGCACCGCCGAAAAGGTGGCCCATATCCACCACTACGGCCTGAAAGACAAAGGCAGCAAGGGGCAAGACATCCAGTACCCAGAACGGCCCCTGCTGGGCATGGATGCCAAAGACATCGACAAGGTCGAAGACCTGCTGCTCGCCCAACTCACCAAAGGACTATAACCACCGCCGCCAGTGTGCCAGCGCCGTACACACTGGCCGCCCCTCGCCTTACTCGCCATTGCCCAAAACAATGGCCCCATGCAACCGACCCCGACCGAACTCCAACGCCTGATCGACAACCTGATCCGCATCGGCACCGTCACCGCCGTGCGCTCAGGGGAATGTCGCGTCAAGACCGGCGACCTCATCACCAACTGGCGGCCCTACGCAACTGCGCGGGCCGGGAAGAATCGCACCCGCCATCGCCTCTCCATTGGCGAACAGGTGCTGATGCTCTCGGTCAGCGGCGATTTGCGCAATGCCTACATCGTCGGTCCCATCCACTGCGACGCCTTCCCTGAACCGCTGGCAGGCGATGACAATCCGGACCTCGACCGCACCGAATACAGCGATGGCGCCATCATCGAATACAACCCGGCCACCGGCGCGCTCAACGCCACCGGCATCAAGACCGCCACCCTCTCGGCCTCCGTTACCGTCAAGCTGATCACCCCCATGGTGGAATGCACCCAGGCACTCAAGGTCGGTTCGACCATCGAGGCGGGCGGCAAGATCACCGCTCCCACCGCCAAGATTGGCGGCATCGAGGTGACCACCCACAAGCACGGCAACGTCAGCACCGGCAGCGGCACATCCGGGGGCCCGCAATGAACTGGCTCGGCATGAATGCAGCCTCTGGCCGCGCCATCAGCGCCACCGACCACATCGTGCAGTCGGTGCGCGACATCCTCATCACCCCGGTGGGTTCCCGGGTCATGCGCCGCGACTACGGCAGCGAGCTGTTTTACCTCATCGACCAGCCACAGCATCAGGCCACCCGCCTGCGCCTGATGGCCGCCACCGTGCAGGCCCTCATCAACTGGGACCCGCGCATCACCATCACCCGGGTCGATGTGCTGGGCGGCGGCATGGATGGCGCCCTCACCGTCGAGCTCACCTGGCAGCGCAAAGACGGCGGCGCGCCGGGTACCGGAACAGAGAGCGCCACTATTGCCATTCCCACAGGAGCCGCCAGTTGAGCACCATCACCCTCTCCCAACTGCCCCAGCCCGATGTGATCGAGCTGCTCGATTTCGAAACCATCCTGGCCGAGCGCAAGGCCTATTTCGTCAGCCTCTACCCGGCTGACCAACAAGCCAGCGTCGAAGCCACCCTGGCCCTCGAATCAGAACCCATCACCAAGCTGCTGCAAGAGAATGCCTATCGCGAACTCATCCTGCGCCAGCGCATCAACGAAGCCGCCGTCGCCAACATGCTGGCATGGGCCAAGGGGAGCGATCTCGACAACCTGGTGGCCAACTGGAAAGTCACCCGCCTCACCATCCAGCCGGGTGACCCCACCGCCACACCGCCGGTACCGGAAATCAAAGAAGATGACGAGGCGCTGATCCTGCGTGCCCTGATGGCGTGGGATGGCCTCAGCGTGGCGGGCCCGACGGGCGCCTATGAGTATTTCGCCCTCTCGGCTGACGGTAAGGTGGCTGACGCCAAAGGGTCCAGCCCAGCGCCCGCCGAGGCGCTAGTCACCATCCTCAGCACCGAGGGGAACGGCAGCGCCGATGCGGCGTTGATCACCAAAGTCACCCAAGCCCTGAGCCAGGAAGACAGGCGCCCGGTGGCCGACCGGCTCACGGTGCAGAGCGCTGGCATCATCAACTACACCATCACCGCCAAGCTGCACATCGACAGTCAGGGGGCCGAGGTGGATGTGATCCTGCAGGCTGCCCGCGAACAGCTCGCCGCCTTTATCAATCACCGCCGCCGCATCGGGGTCGAGGTGCCGCGCTCCGCCATCGATGCCGCCCTGCACGTGCAGGGCGTGCGCAAGGTCGAGCTGACAGGCTGGGTCGACATCACCCCGAGCGCCACCCAGGCCGCCTACTGCACCGGCTTCACCGTGGAGCGGGCACCATGACCACCCTGCTGCCACCCAGCACCAGCCGCACCGAACGCAACCTGGCCACGGCGGGCGCCGCAGCCCAGCAGTTGCCAATCCCATTACGCACGCTCTGGTCACCCTGGACGTGCCCCGCTCACCTGCTGCCCTATCTGGCTGCCAGCTGGAGTGTTGATCGCTGGGATGACAACTGGCCAGAGGCCACCAAGCGCCAGGTCATTGCCAACAGCTACTTCGTGCACAGCCGCAAGGGCACCATCGGCGCCATCCGCCGGGTGGTGGAACCGCTGGGCTATCTGATCCGGGTGTTGGAATGGTGGCAGGAGACGCCCGCCGCCACCCGGGGCACCTTCAAGCTCGACATCGGGGTGCTCGATACCGGCATCACCGAAGCCATGTATCAGGAGCTGGAGCGGCTGATCGCCGACGCCAAGCCCATGACCCGCCACATGACGGGCCTCGCCATCAGCATGGAAACCCGCGGCCAGATCTACATGGCCGCCGCCTGCTACCTGGGCGACGAGTTGACCATCTACCCCTACAGCCCTGGCGTTATTGAAGTCAGTGGCCAAGCGTGGCACGGCGGCATCACCCACACCATCGACACCATGACCATTCAACCGCAACAGACAGGAGGTGCTGCTTGAGCGCTATCTACTTCGCCATCCTCACCGATGCCGGCAAGGCCAAAATTGCAAACGCCCTCGCGCTGGGCGTGCCGCTGAAAATCACCAACATGGCCGTCGGCGATGGCAACGGTCAGCCCGTCACGCCAAACGCCGCCCAGACAGCACTGGTCAGGGAGCGGCGGCGCGCACCCATCAACACCCTGTTTCAAGACCCCACCAACCAGTCGCAGTTGGTCGCTGAGCAAATCATTCCGGAAGACGTGGGGGATTGGTGGATCCGTGAAATAGGTGTGTTCTCGGAAGATGGCACCCTGGTGGCCATCGCCAACTGCCCCGACACCTACAAGCCACTGCTCAGCAGTGGCGCGGGCCGCACCCAGGTGATCCGCATCGTGCTCATAGTCAGCGACACCAGCGCGGTAGAGCTCAAGATTGACCCGGCCGTGGTACTGGCAACCCGCAAGTATGTCGATGACCTGATTGCCGCCCACAAACAAAGCCGCGACCACCCGGATGCCAGTGAGACAGCCAAGGGTTTTACCCGCTATGCCACCCAGGCCGAAGTGAATGAGACTGTCACCGCCAATCAGAAAGCCGATGCCGTTGTCACGGCGAAAACCTTGTGGGGCTGGGTCAAGCAGGCCAGTGAAAGCGTGCTCGGCATGATGAAGGTGGCGACTCAAGTGCAGACGGATGCGGGGGCAGCAGATGATGTGGCAGTCACCCCCAAGAAGCTGCGCGCCGGGTTTGCAGCATCCTTTGCCACTGCCGGGTATCTTGCATTTCCGACATGGATGGGTGGGATGATCATTCAGTGGGGGACAGTCATTGGGTCTTCGTCTGGCCCCGCAACCTACCCGTTCCCAATAGCATTCCCAACTGCTTGCCTGTGCATCTGCGGGTCGATGGCAAAGGTATCGGGCAGCGCCCGTGGCGCTGCTGTAATTGTGTCTAGATCCCAATATCAGGTGTCCGCATTATTGGCTCCCAACACGTACTACGAGGATCAGATTGCGTGGATTGCGATTGGGAAATAAGCAGGAGAAACTCAATGAAGTTTTATAGCAAAGAAACGAACGGCTTCTACGACGATGCCATCCACGGCAAAGACATCCCAAGTGATGCAGTAGAAATCAGCAACGACATCTATATCGAGCTGATTCAGAGTGGTAAGCCGATAGCTACAAACGATATCGGCTATCCCATTGCTATCGCCCCGTCCGCGCGAGTTCGTTCGCCAGCGGTCGTGCTGGCCGCCGTCGCCGAAAAACGCTGGCAAGTCGAAACCAGTGGTATCGTCGTGGCGGGCAACCTCATCAAGACGGATCGCGAGTCCCAGGCGCAGATCTCCAGCACCTACACCTCGCTCAAAAGTGAGCTCATCCCGGACACGCCCTGGAAGACGGCGGACGGCACCTTTGTGCGGGTCACCCTCGCACAGATTGAGCCCATCGCCCAAGCCGTGGCCTCGCACGTTCGCGCATGCTTCGCCGCCGAAGTGGTGCACTGCCAGGCCATCGCCGCCCTGCAAACCCAGGCCGAACTGGACGCCTACGACATCGGCGTAGGTTGGCCAACAGGCCAGTAATCCCATACCTTCAACAACCACCCCACCCCGCCCTGTGCGGGGTTTTTCGTTACTTCCATCATCCATCACCTTGTCACCGCCTCGCCAGTGTGTACGGCCCTCACACACTGGCCGCCGCTCGCCTGTCATCCTCTGCCCCTGCATCCTGACCCTGCTCGCATCACATGCATTACCTACGCACAGAATGCTCCGTCCGGACAACAGGAGAACCTATGGCACTGGACCAATTTCACCACGGCGTGCGCGTCGTGGAAGTCAACGAGGGCACGCGCACCATCCGCACCGTCGCCACGGCGGTGATCGGCATCATCTGCACCGGCAGTGATGCGGATGCCGCTTACTTCCCCCTCAACAAACCCGTGCTGATTGCCAACCTGCCGGCGGCCATCGCCAAGGCGGGCAGCACCGGCAACCTCAAGCGCTCGCTGCAAACCATCTATGACACCGTCAACACCATCGTCATCGCCGTACGCGTGGCCGATGGCGCCGACGCCGCCGAGCTGACCAGCAACATCATCGGCACCATACTGCCGGATGGCAGCTATACCGGCCTCAAGGCGCTGGAGCGGGCCGCCCCGGCCACCGGCGTCAAGCCCCGCATCCTCTGCGTGCCGGACAACTGCACCTTAGCCGTAGCCACCGCCCTGGCGGGTGCGGCCAAGAAGCTGCGCGCCTTCGCCTATGTGCCAACCATTGCCGACACCGTCGAGGCGGCGCTCGCCTACCGCGAGAACTTCTCCAGCCGCGAACTGATGCCGATCCACGGCGACTGGACCGCCTGGGACACCACCGCCAATGCCAGCATCAAGCTCGATGCCTGCCTCAAGGCAGCTGCCATGCGGGCATTCATCGACAAGGAGATTGGCTGGCACAAGACCCTGTCGAACGTCGGCGTGACCGGGGTCGACGGCATGACCAAGGCCCTGTTCTGGGATCTGCAAGACCCCGATACAGAGGTCGGCCTGCTCAACGCCAACGAAATCACCGCCCTCATCCGGTCCGATGGTTTCCGTTACTGGGGTAACCGCACCTGTTCCGATGACCCGCTGTTCGCCTTCGAGAACTACACCCGCACCGCCCAGATCCTGGCCGACACCATGGCCGAGGCGCACATGTGGGCCAACGACAAACCGCTCACCCCCACCCTGGTGAAAGACATCATCGAGGGCATCAAGGCCAAGGGCCGGGAACTGGTGGCAGGCGGTTACCTGCTCGGTTTTGACTGCTGGTACAACGAGGAGCTCAACGACAAAGACACCCTCAAGGCCGGCAAGCTGCGCATCGATTACAACTACACCCCGGTGCCGCCGCTCGAAGACCTCGGCTTCATCCAGCGCATCACCGACACCTACCTCATCGACTTCGGCGCCCGCGTCGCGGCCGCCGCATAAGGAGCCACCATGTCACTGCCACGCAAACTCAAACGCCTGAACGTCTTCCTCAATGGCGATAACTGGGTCGGTGAAGCGGAAGATTTCACCCCGGCCAAGCTGTCCCGCAAGTTTGAAGCCTATCGCGGCGGCGGTATGGGGGGTGCTGTCAACATCGACATGGGGCTGGATGACAGCGCCCTCGATGTCTCATTCACCTTCGGCGGCTACGGCGAACCCCTGCTGAATTGCATGGGTGAGCCCAAAGCCGACGGCGCCAGCCTGCGCTTTGCCGGATCAGTCCAGCGTGATGACACCGGCGAAGTGGTCGCCGTCGAGATCGTCTGTCGTGGCCGCTTCAAAGAGCTCGACCGCGGCACCCTCAAGGCAGGCGACAACACCCAGGCCAAGGTCAGCATGGTCAACACCTACTACAAAGAGACCATCAACGGCCGGGTGATGCACGAGATTGACCTGATCAACATGGTCGAGATTGGCCCCGACGGCGTCGACCGCATGGCCGAACACCGCAAAGCCATCGGCCTCTAACCCACCCAACAACCCAACGGGCGGCCCTTATCCCAACAGAAAGTGCCGCCCTCACCACATCAACAACAGGAACAAACACCATGGAAAACAAAACCATCACCCTCGACACCCCCATTCAGCGCGGCGACACCACCGTTACCGAACTGACCATCCGAGCCCCGAAAAAGGCCGGCCACCTGCGCGGCCTCAATACCATGGACATCGTGCAGATGAACGTCGATACCCTCATCAAACTGCTGCCACGTCTGACTGAGCTGAGCGAAACCGAGGCCGCTGACCTCTCCCCAACCGATCTGCTCAAAGCCGGGGTAGTGGTGACCGGTTTTTTGATGGGCTCGCAGCAGGAGGATTACCTCACTGCATAGATGACCTGATGGCCGACATCGCCATCATCGCCCACTGGCCGCCGTCCGAGATGGCGGCCATGGAGATCAGCGAGCTGATGGGCTGGCACCAACGCCTCGTTGAGATTCACAACCGCGTCAACGGGGCCGAAGAACAATGAACCCTCTCAAACTGCAAATCCTGCTCGGGGCGGTCGACAAACTCACCGCCCCCCTCAAAACCATCAGCGGCCAAAGCCGCACCACTGCCCAAGATCTGATCGCCGCAAAAACTACCGTCCGTGACCTTGAAAAGCAGAGCGCCAAAATTGACGGTTTTCGCTCCCTCGGCAGAACCATCGGTGCCACTCGTGCCGAACTGCGCAAAGCCCAAGGGGAAGTCGTGCAGTTGAGCCTGGGCATAGCATCATCAGAGCGCCCGACCCAAGCCATGACGCGGGCACTGGAAAAAGCCAAGCAGGCCGCCAGCGCCCTAGAGCAGAAAGAGCGTGCGCTGGTCCATCGCTATAACGAAACCAAACAATCGCTGCAATCAGTCACCATCGGGGCAAACAGCCTGACCGCCGCCCAAGAACGGCTAAAAACCGCAGCCGTCGCGGCCAACACCAGGCTCGACCAACAACGCACCAAGCTCGGCCAGTTGAGAGAGCAGCAAGAGCGCCTGAATCAGGTCAAGGCCAACTACCGCCAGACCCAGGAGCTGCGCGGCCAGATTGCTGGCCACGGCGCCACCGCGCTGGCCACCGGCACAACCATGGCACTGCCCATCGTCAGCACCATCAAGGAATATTCGCGTTTCGAAGATGCCATGAAAGGGGTCGCCAAGCAGGTCGATGGCGCACGCGACAGCAATGGCAGACTCACCAGCATCTATTACGACATGGCCAAGGAGATAAAGGCCATTTCAGAAGAGATCCCCCAGCTCAATGGCGCAGTCGACATCGCCGCCCTGGTCGAAGGGGCCGCCCGCATGGGCATTCAGGGCAAAGACAACTTGCTCACCTTCGCCAAAATAGCGGCCAAGGCGGCCAGTGCCTTCGAGCTGCCAGCCGACCAGCTCGCCGAAAACATGGGCAAGATAGCCAATCTCTACAAGATCCCCATCGGCAACATCGAACAGCTCGGCGACGTCATCAACTACCTCGATGACAGCGCCCAATCCAAGGGCAGCGACATCATCAACGTGCTGCAGCGCATGGGCGGCGTCGCCGACAAACTCGATTTTAAAAAGGCCGCCGCGCTCGGCTCCACCTTCCTGACCCTCGGGGCCACCGCAGAAGTAGCCGCCTCGGCCGCCAATGCCATGGTGCGCGAACTCGGCATCGCCACCATGCAGGGGGACAACTTTGGTGCAGGGTTGGATGCGCTGGGGCTAAATGATAAAGCAATCCAGAAAGCCATGAGCACCGATGCCATGGGCACCATCGTCAAGGTGCTGGAGAAAATCAAAACCCTCAAAGCCGAAGACCAGATGACCGTCACCACCCAACTCTTTGGCAAAGAGTATGGGGATGACGCCGCCAAGCTAGCCAACAACCTGGACGAACTCCACCGCCAGCTAAAGCTGGTGAACGATGAAAAGGCCAAGGGCTCGATGCAGCGGGAATCCGACATCGGCAACGACTCCCTCTCGGCGCAGTGGCTGCTGCTCAAGGCGGGGCTCGATAACGTACAGTCCGCCATCGGCGCACAACTGCGCGGCTCCCTGATGGACATCATCAGCTTCATCCAACAAACGGCGGGAGCCGTGCGCCGCTGGGTCGAAGCGAACCCTGAACTGGCCAACACCATCATGAAAGTGGGGGCCGTGGTTACCGCCGTCACCCTCACCTTCGGCGGGCTGTCCCTGGCCGTCGCCGCCCTGCTTGGCCCCATGGCCATCATGAAATTGACCATTGGCACACTCGGGGTGAGCTTTGGCGGACTTTCAACCTCTACCGGAAAAACGGCGGAGGGAATGTCCATGCTCGCTCGGTTAATGAGCCTGAACAGCCGCATGGCCGCCCCGCTGCTGGCGAAATGGGCAGCCTTGGGGACCGCCATCAAAAGCCTGACGTTCGCCGGGATGGGGGCTGGCATGAAAACCATGCTGACAACGATCACCAGCATGCCATCGAAGATTGGCGCAATGACTGCCGCAACATGGCGCTATGTGACGGCACAATTGGCAGCCTCAAAGGCGGCCGCAGCAGCCAAGTTCGCGTCAATAATAAACGGGCTCAGGGGTGCTATCGCCGCCACCTATGCCTATGTCGCGGCCAATGGCGTCATGGGGACATCAATGAACCTGCTCAAGGGGAGTGTGGGCGGCGTCATCTCCCTCCTCAAGGGTGCTTTCGTGGGCGCCCTGCGACTGGTGGGCCAGACCATCGCCTTTGTTGGCAGGCTGCTGCTCATGAACCCCATCGGCCTGCTGGTCACCGCCATCGGCATCGCAGCCCTGACCATCTACCGTTACTGGGAGCCAATAAAAGCATTCTTCTCGGGCTTCTTCCAGGGGCTAAAAGAGGGGCTTGGGCCGGTCGCTGCCGTGTTCGCGCCCGCGTTTGAGGCGATGGCCAGCGCCCTCAGTCCACTCAAACCGATATGGGACGGCATCAGCAGCGCCCTCAGTACGGCATGGGAATGGGTGACCAACCTGTTAACCCCGCTCAAAACCACCCAGCAAGAGTTGGACGGCGCAACCAACGCAGGACACCGGTTCGGGCTGTGGCTGGGCGGGCTTGGCAAATCATTCATCCAGGTGATCGCCGACTTCACCCAATTTGGCTCTGACTTGATAGATGGCCTGCTCAAGGGGATCTCTGATAAGTGGGCAGAGCTGAAAACCAAGATCAGCGCCATGACCGACCTGCTGCCGGACTGGTGGAAGGGCGGTTCGGAGGTGAAAGCATCGGTGAGCCAGTCGGGTTACCTGACGGGCAACCTCTCCCAACCCGCACTGGCGGGGGGTAATGGCTATGGCCACCGTATCGCCGACACTCCGAAGCTCAAGCCCAAGGTCAGTACCACCACCATCCACAGTCAGCCGTTCTACCAGCTCACCGTCAACCCTGCGCCGGGAATGAACGAAGCTCAGCTCGGCAAACTGGTGATGGACAAGCTCAAAGAGAGCGAGCGGGCCAACCAGGCACAGGGCCGCGCCCGATTTGGCGACCGCAACTAAGGAGCAACCACCATGATGATGACCCTGGGCTGGTTCGTGTTTATGCGCTCGACCCTCGCCCCCCTCTCTCAACAAGACGAACGGGCATGGCGCCACCCGGGCAATAACCGGGTCGGCGCCCGCCCGGCTTATCAGTACCTCGGCCCTGACGATGAGACCAGCACTCTGAGCGGGGTGCTGCTGCCAGAGCTGACCGGCGGCCCTGTCTCCCTCGACATGCTCAACCTGATGGGCGACAGCGGCCAGGCCTTCCCCCTGATCCAGGGGGATGGCGTGATGCGCGGCTCGTTCGTGATCGAAGGCATCAGCACCACCCGCAGCGAGTTCTTCGCCGATGGCACCGCCAGAAAAATCGAATTCACCATCAAGCTCAAGCGGGTTGATGACAACGACAGATCCCTTGGCCAGACCCTGCTTGGACGCACCGCGGGCAACCTCTTCGGCCGCCTGGGTCTGGGCAAGCTGGTCGGCAGTATCGGCAACAAGCTCGGGGGGCTTCTCTGATGGGGGCATTCGACCAGTTCGGCACGCGATTGGCAGAGAATTTGGGGCTGACCAATCCGCTCGACACCTTGCGCCAAGGCCACCCGGCACCGGCTTACCAGGTGCTGGTCGATGGCAAAGACATCTCGGCCGCCATCAGGCCGCGTCTGATGTCGATGACCATCACCGACAACCGGGGCTTCACCGCCGACACCATCGAGATCACCCTCGATGACAGCGACGGCCAGCTCGACATGCCTCGCCGTGGGGCAACCCTGCGTGCCTTCATCGGCTGGCAAGGCAGCGCCCTGGTCGACAAGGGCACCTACAAAATCGACGAGGTGGAGCACGGCGGGGCCCCGGATGTGCTCACCATACGGGGCAAGTCAGCCGACCTGCGCGGCGGCATGAACAAGCTGCGTGAGCAAAGTTGGCACCAGACCACAGTGAGCGGCATCGTCAGCCAGGTCGCCGCCCGCTACCAGCTCACGCCATGCGTAGGTGACTCACTCAAGGGCATGCTGATCGACCACATCGACCAGACCAACGAAAGCGATCTCGCTTTCCTCACCCGCCTGGCTGGTCAGTGCGATGGCATTGCCACCGTCAAGAATGGCCGCCTGCTGTTTATCAAAGCTGGCCAGGGCACCACCGCCAGCGGTCAGCCTCTACCAGCCATCACCATCACCCGCCAAGATGGCGATCAGCACCGCTTCTCAGTGGCTGACCGGGATGCCTACACCGGCGTGACCGCATACTGGCAAGACAACAAGGAGGCGGAAAAGAAGAGAGTCGAGGTGAAGCGCAAGAAGAAGAGCAAGCCATCGCCGGAACGGCCCTTGCCCCCGGGGGTCATGGTCAACAAGCAAGAGAACGAACTGCTGGTCGGTAGCAGCGAGAACGTCAAAGAGCTGCGGCATGTCTATGCCAGCCAGGCAAATGCCATGCGGGCCGCCCGGGCCGAATGGGAAAAACTGCAACGCGGCGTGGCCGACTTCCAGATCACCCTGGCGATGGGGCGCCCTGAACTCTACCCGGAGCAACCCACCACCGTCAGAGGGTTCAAACCCCAGATTGACGAGGCCGACTGGCTGCTCACCCAGGTGATGCACGACCTCACCAATCAGGGCTACACCAACCGCGTACAACTCGAAGTGAAGCTGGAAGAGCTGCCAGAATGA